GATTTAATATACTTGTAATGATCTTTTCTTAACTTTTCTAACTTCTCTTTTTTTGTCATTATTGAATCGTATCTGTATCTTGTACTTTCTTATTCATATAAACTTTTTTACCATCTGACAAATCATAGTATTCTGCTTCTTCTTCTGCCTTTTTCTCAGCGTATGTCATACCGAATACTTTTTTGTAAAAATAATCTCTCGGACTTTTGTCTTCGTAAGCGAGAATAAGATTATCAAAGTTAATATCTAAAAACTCATAGATTGCGGGTTTACTCTTTTTCAAATCTCTGTGTTCTTTTAGAAATTGAATACGATTTGTATAAGTATTTTTACTCTTTTTCAAATCTTTATTCTTTGCGATTTCAAACTCTTTGAATAAGTTTTCTTTATCGTATCTAAATGATGTCATAATTGTAGTCCTCCGTTTTAGTTGTTAATAATGTCTTTATTCTATCAGGTATTGATTTATTTGTCAACCCTCTAAAAATCGTTGATTTTATTGATTTTTGTATCGCTGAGCGCCTCGCTAACAAGGATTTCACACTTGATTCGACACGTACTATACTCATATTTTTCAATATATTACAACTCATAGTTGTTATAATCCTAACGCAGTTATTATATCTTTTTCATTCGTTGGTAATGGTTTACCACTTTGTAACCAGTCAACCATTTGTTCCATATAAAATGCTTCGTCTTCTTTACCTTCTTCATTTAATAGTTTAGCAGCAGTCTTAAAAAACTTATAGACTTGCATATCGCCGTTTCTATCTAACTTCTTTTCTACTTTACCTGGTCTTTGATTACTCATCTTTAAATCTATCATTTAATCCTGTGGATAATTCACCTAATTCGTTATCTCTACAAGCAAAAATCAATACCCTTCTTTTTGTTAATTTTAACTTTTTAAACATCTTTACCGCTTCTTTGTAAGTATCAAAATAATGTCTTTCCCAATCTGATTTACTAATATGTTCCATAACTTTATAGTATTCAATTTTTTGTAAAACAAATTGTTCTCTTGTATTTCTAACTGTACTAGGACTAAATGGCATTACTTAATACTCTTTCTGTGTCCTACCACATTATTTACAAATACTCTTATCAACCTTGATACATCTACCTCTTGTTCTTTAAGAGTCTTTGGGTTCTTAAATAAAACTTTACTATCGTTTACTTTTAAAATGTGTTTACCATCTACAATCACAGCATCGTCTGTGTATTTTCGCCAATCGTGTGAACTATATTCTGCCATTATTTACCTCTCCATTTTTTAAAAAAGTTTTGTATATCTGTCATAAACGAACCTAAAACTAAACTTAAATATAAGTACATTTCTCTATTATATGAAATAATGATTGCAAACATTATCATAATTAATATTAATAGTATCCATTCCATATTACTTACCTCTTGCTAAATCTGCTTCTAATTGTATCATTGTATCAACCACATCTGGCATAACTTCATCAGCACTTGTATCAATCTCAACATTACCATCTTCTTCAGCGTGTTCATCATCTTCAGCATATAACACTTTACCAATATATTCAGTATCACCACTATCTCTATAATCAGCATCTACCATATATGTTTCTACTCCACCACCAGTCTGTGTAATAGATGGTCTTATTTCTGCGTGATCTATACCACCTTTATCTAAAAAGAGTTGATCAGCTTCGTCTTTATCTTTTGCCAATACCTCTTGTTCAACAACAAGAGTATAGTAAGTTTTTTTTCTATATAAATTTTTGTTTACATCTTTATCTGTGTAAACAATACTTGTATCAATAGTCATATTAGTCCTCCTTATTATTTGCTTCTATTGCGTCTTGTTCAATTTGATTTGAATATTCTTCGTCTTCACTACTCATTAATAAAACAATATAGTGAATTGCTTTTAATAAATCTTTTCGATTGTAACCATCTTTTTTACCATATCTACATAGATACTTAATTGCATTTGCTTGACAGAAGTCTTTATCTATATCAAGTTGTCTTAACATATCTTGTACTTGGAAACCATCTTTAGTGGTTGAATAATGTTGGTTGTAAGTATTACCAATATATTCTTTTACTTCATCTAATATTTCGTCTTCTCTATATTTCATTAGTTTACCCTTTTATCGTTATAGTGTTGCACGTGTTTATAAGTTTTCTTTATATCAAAATCTTTTCTTAATGATTGTCTATCCCATTGTTGACCATAATCATTAAATAGTTTTTTATCGTTCAAAGCAGTTTCACCAAATACATCTTCATACGTTTGATAATATTGTTTTTCATCAATCAATTCTACTTTAGAAATCTTTGCATAGTTAGTTGCAGTTTCTTTATAATTCCAATCTAAAAATTTTACAATCTTTAGTTTTACTTTATCTGTAAAAACTTTCTTAAATTTGTTAGGTACATTTCTATATACAGTTTCATAGGCATAGAAAAATTCGCCTTGATGTTCTGGATCCATATACTCTCTTAAATAACAAACGTTAAAAGTTTTACTCATTATTGACACTCCATTTCAATTACTTCTTCTAAATTATCTTCATCAATACCAACCATTTCAAGGTTGTCAATTTCTAATATTTTAGATTTACAAGTATCTAAATCAATTTGACCATCTTTTAATTTATTAATGATCTTATCAACAGCGTTTTCTACTGAAGTTTCAATGTATTGTTTTATTTTAGACATAGTGTTTTCCTTTCGTTTTCATTCATTATTATATCAAAAATTTGTAATAAAGTCAAGTAGTTTCTTCTTCTTGCTTCTTTAATTCGTTGTTTTAATGTCTTATTCATACTATTATAATATCAGGTTCATTATAATAGTCAAGGACTAATTTGCGTTGATTTTACTAGGGTTTTTGAACTAATGTTCTTGGTTTGTTCTACTTTTTAGTCGTATTCTTTACTTCCACAAGTCAATTACCCACGATTCTTTCGAATCACTAGGGTTTGGACTACCGTGAAATACACATACTTTGGCGTTAGGGTCTTGTTCAAATGTCCATTTTGTACTATGGAATCTCTCACCCTTACGATTAAACCATTTATATGATTGTGTCCACGAATCAGGAAATGAGATTGTATCTTTGTGTTTCTTTATTAACGCAGTTATAATATTTTGATCGCCAGGCATTGCTCGATACTCTGTACGATTTTTCATATACTCTTCCCATATCAATTTACTGGCTGTCTGATTATTAAACTTCATAATACTTGAATTAAATTGTCCACTTGTTGGATTAAAATCATTCATACCTACAAAGTTGTGATCTTCGCCATGTGTTCCAAAACAATCTATGTTCTTCATAATTACTACATCTAAATCCATATATAAAGTATTTCCATCAAGTTTACTGTCTGGACTAAACAGTTGTAACTTATTGAACCAACCATCAAAGTCGTGTCTTTTAAATTGACGCCACTCTATATCTTTAGATTTAAATTCTTTTCTTCTATGAATAACTGTACTATCTGTAAAACAAATAAACTTATGTGGTATGGTAAGATTTCTTTTTACCATATTGTAAAGGACTTCTACATATTTAAAAATATATTTGTCGCCGTAATATACACATACAAAATTCATATCAATAACCAATTGTAAGTCGCTCTCATACTCATAATTAAATACATTAACTCCATCAATGTTCTCGCCCAATCTCTATCTTTATAACCAAAGTAAACCCACATAATACAAGATACTACACTTAAAGACCAACCAACCCATTGTGTTGCAATGTTCGCACTTGATAATATAAAAACACTCATCATTGCTAAACCAAAACCAATCCATCTGGCGCCATTAATATTTTTGTAATATCTAATTTTCATATTGTACCTTTAGTGTTTTGTATGCGATACCTTTCTCTATTTCAGGTATTGTAAATTGATGTTCTACCACGTAGTTTAACCATTCTCTTATTGTCTTTACACCAGGTCTTAATGGTTTCTCTATCTTATTAATTTGACGAGAACCTACTGGCGCCGCAATGTTTTTTGCTGGACATATCACTGGTACTCTATTCATTATCGCATCTATTGATGATAAACTCATATCTGTCACTAAACAATGTGCGTCTTTTAATTGATCTCTTATATCTGTTTCCCACCATTCGTTTCCTGGTCTAGGTTTGTTTCTTATAATGATTTCTCTATCGGTGTTTAGTTTTATCTCATTTACAACTGTATCTATCCAAGTTTGTTGATCTATACCGTGTAAAAAATAAGTGACAGTTTCTGATGATGGACACACTAATATATGTTTTGTTTCACCTGTATACCAACCTTTAAACTCTACATCTATTCCTTGATTTCTTAAAGTGTTTAATCTTTGACCATTACCAATCTTACCTTTATTGGTGTGATGACTTCCTTTACATAACCTAAAGTAAGTCTTATCTATATTGTGTATTTTGGGTATTGGGTATCTAGTTATTTGTTCTGTTAAATAACCTACATCAATATACCACCATTCTTCACCTTTTTCTTTTACTTCTAATATTTTTTCTTTATTCTTTCCACCTAAACCCCAAAAGAAATGTATGTTTCTATCTTCATCTTTCCAACCTTTTTCAATCGCAGGCCATAACTGCCACGATAAACATTCTTTCCAATTTAGTTTGTGTGTTATAATCATATTGTAAATAAGAAATCACCATCTGTAATATGTGGT